CCGTTGACCTCGCGAAGCCCTGCGTCAATCGCCACGAGCATCCCGCAGCGGCGGCATTCGGTGACGAGATCCAGCGGGTTGCCGTCCACATCCAGCATCTCTGGGTGCCCGACCCACTCGCCCATCGCGTGCCCGTGCAGCTTCTCTGCCACCGCCATCACGCTGGCCTGTGCGATCTCCACCCAGTTCGCATCGGCGCTCACACTCAAGTCAAGCGCCTGCGCTTCGGGCGCGTTGGGATCTTCGGTCGGGGTGATCGTGTGCAGCCCGCGCGCCTCAACCGTGCGCCAGCCGCTCGGCGGGATCTCGCCGTACAGGTTGATGATCCGCTCCTCGACATACTCAGGCACGCGCCGCTCCTCTTGGATGTAGGCGTAGAGCGTGCGCTTACTGATGCCAAGTGCCCGTGCCATCTGCGGGATCGCGACGGCGTACAGCCGTGGGAAGTTCACCGAGAGTATGCGCTTCAGGTGCGCGCCATTTATGCTGCGAACTTGGATCACGAACGCCTCCCTCTTCCTGCTATGGCAGGACTGTGACTCTGACTTTCTGCACTCCATTTCCGAGCGGTACCCCGAGCGCAACGAACGCGGCGGGCGATAGGTCTACCAGTTTCTCATTGTTTGTCTGCCCTCGGCATTGGCACCAATCCACCACCCACGCCACGATTGCCTTGCCATTCTTGAGGTTCTCCACGATGATGCGGTACGGCTTCTTGCCCCAGCGGAAGTCCTTGATCTTGCGGAGGGCTGGCCCCGCCGCTGCGTAGAAGAGCGTCGGCTTGTCGCCTCGGGTGTACCACGCATTGTTCTTGGTCGCGTCGTAAAAAGTTGCCTTGCCCTTCACGGACAGGACGAGCGACTCAACGACCGGCGTAGGCTCTGGCTTGAATGAGTCCCGCAGCGGTGCCACAGGCGCGCTCGGGAAGGCGAAGATGATGGCAGCCGTGATGAGCATCGTCAGCGCCCAAAGCCAGACCGCGTGCCTCACTGCTCGCGGGTCTCAATCTTCGCGCTCAAGATCGCCTTCTCGATCGGCTCCAAGCCGCTCACGATCTGGATCGCCTTCGTCAAGCCGTCAAGGTAGCCGATGGCATACTCAGTATCGCCGAGGATCGCCAGCACCTGCGCCCGATGGATGACCAGCTTGATCACCCGATCTTCAGGACTCTCAGCCCTCTTCTTTGGCATTGTCTTCCTTTCCGAACCACGCGATGAAGTCGTCCAAGTCTAGGACAATCATCGTCCTGCGCCTAGCCCCCGCCCCAGGCGAATCTCCAACCACGAGGGCTGCGAGTTGATCGCCCTTGACCGGCACGCTGCGAAGCCAGCCATCTAGCCGCTCAGGGTAGGACTTGCCGACCTTGCACTGCACGGCGATCCATTCGTTCGCGACATCCTGCTTGCCGCCAAACTGTCCGACGCGGGCTGCGCCCAGACGCTTCGCGACCTCACGCTCGAAGGCGTTGCCTCGTGCGCGTGCCGTGCGGCCTCGGCGACTGCGCTCGGCGTTCTGACGGTCAATGTCCAGTTCGCTGTGTTTACTCACTTCGTCCTCCAAAGATTCATACGCTCAACGGCGCGTCCCATCCCCCCAGTGCCTGGGAAGAGGTCGTCCACAACATCGCCGTCTTGATAGTTCAGGAGGTCAAGCACCCAGTCGTTGAACTCATCTGACTTCGCTCCTGGAAGCCCCTTCATCCTCGTCGGCACGCCAATGAACCAGTCACGAACCATCGGGCTGCGCTTGTTGTCCTTCCTGCCGCCAGAAAGCAGAACCGGCTCCCACGCGTATTGCACGGTCGTCGGCCTGATTTGGTGGAAGGTCTTGACCCACGAGCAGACTCTCGTGCCTTCAGGGGTTGCAGGCAGAAGCCACCGAAGATCGGCTGGATTGCAGGATAGCGCCCATCCATCGGGATACTCGACAACCAGCCGAGCAATCAACTTTAGGTGCTCATCCTTCGCATCCCATACTGCCGCTTGATCGTGATGCTTGCCATAGAGTTTCTTGCCCTGCGCGTAGTACGGAGGGTCTGCATACGCGAACTTCACTTCCAGCACCCACGGTGCGCCCACGAGTAGGACTTACCGCCACCGGCATAGTCCACGCGCCGCACGCGAAGCGCCATCTTGAGTTCCGCGATCATCCCTGAGCAGAGGTAGCAGGGCACGGCTGCCCATTGTCCCGCGCTGCCTTTAGTTGCCGCAGTCTTCGCAGGTGCCTTCTTTGCCGCCATTGTGTTGCCCTCCTTCCAGCATTGCGCTGAGCCGATGGATCATACCCATCACGGCATCTTCCTGCGTATCTGCTTCGCAGGCGATCTCGCTGCCATCTCGGTCAGCGATCACGACCACCCAGGTCTCGTGCTCCGTCTTGAGGATCTGCTTGTATTCGTAGCCGCACATCGCGGCCCATTGCACCAAGTCTGTGAATGCCATCACAACCCCCTTATGCGATAGCCGCGGGCTACGCGGTCTCGCTTCTCAATCTTGCCACTATCGGCAAGGCTCTGGAGCAGCCGCTGGGCTGTTCCGTGTCCGATGTCCATCAGCTCGGCGATCTCCCTCACCGTGGGAGCATAGCCGTGCTCCTTGACGAATGAACGGATCACCGAGATGAGTTCCCTTTCTGCTTGCTTCATCCGAGCACCCTCGCTTCGGCAATCGGCAGGAAGCCGACCACCTTCTCGATCTTCTCGGTGTGCTCAAACTCAGTCGTGGCTGGCAGCATCTTGGGCGTCCAGATCGGCTCCTTCACGCGGTACAGGTCCCACGCGAAGATGCCCGCTGGCGTGCTGTTGATGTATGCCGGTCGCCCTGAGCGCCTCCCAGCCTCCTCGATCAGCCAGTCGTACTTGGTCTGCTCAATGAGCATCTCGGAGTAGTGCGCGTCTCGGCACTTGAGTTCCAGCACGAAGTCAATCCTCCCGACCGGCGTCTCGTACCACGCCAGACAATCCCAGTTGCTGAAGCCGTACTCCATCAGCTCAATGTTCTCAATCGTGGTCTTTTTCAGATAGTCAAAGAGTTCTTTCTCGGTCATTTCTTGCCTCCTTGAGCCAGAATCTCGCCAATACTCGCAATCCCGCTCTTAGAATAAGAGAGTCTATTCTCTCTCTGTTCTGTTCTATTCTTATCTAGAGCGTTCTGATTTCGTTCCAGTTCCGTTCCGTGTGCGTTCTTGTAGCGTTCCTTTCTGGCTGCCGCCGTAGGGTCAGCCTGATGCTTTCCCCAGTTCGTGACGATGATCGAGCCGCCCTCGCCCCTCGTGAGCAGCCCGAGGCCAAGCAGCCGCTTGAGATGCTTGATGTCCGCAACACCGGCGACGCACGCCTTGAGGTGCGCCTCGTTCGCGAACTCCCCCTTCGGGGTCTGGTGGTATGCCTCGAAGAGCGCCGCGTCCCAGAGCACATAGGCTTCCGCGCCCTTCGGCTGGGCGAGCAGCTCTACGATCTTCGGGTCCTTCAGCGTCCGTGTGTCCTTCTTGATCCACGCCATTTGTGCCTCCGTCTGTAGGTGGCGGGCTGAGCGAGACAGTCGCCCAACCCGCCGTAGATGTCTAGAACGGCAAGTCGCTGAGTTCTTCCTCGGGCACCATCTTCGGTGCCGGTGCGCTCTTGCCTGCGATCCACTTGATGCTCGGCTTCTCCTTGCACCACGAGCCGTCAGGAGCCTTGTGCGAGGCCGCCCAGAATGGCTGATACGGCTTGCCGGTCGTCTTGGAGATGCCGCCTGGCTTGAGGCGCCACTCCTCGCCGTGGCTACACGCATCCTCGGTCGCCGCCTGCGCGAAGAGCATCGCCGCCTTCGCTGCGAGGATGTCGTCATCCGTCGCGCCTGTGAACCCTTCGGATTTGGGTGCTGGAGCCACGGAGACGGGCGCTGCCGCCCGTGCTGGGGCTAGACCCCTCTCTGGGCTGTAGAGGCTCCTGCCGACTCCGATCTGCGCCGCGCACCTGCGGAGCGCATCTGAGGCCGCGCTCTTGAGCGGCTCATCATCCTGAGCGGAGTTCGGGTAGCCGAAGTCCTGACGGATCGTGGTCTTGCCGCCAATGACGACGGCGAGCGAGCCGTGGACGACATTGCGTGCGCCGTCTGCGACCTTGACCTCAAACTGCCAGCCCTCGATGCCGAGCACATCATCCAGCCGCTGCGCGACTGCTCGCGCATCGGCGTAGGTGAAGGTCATCCCTGCCCTGCCTGGGCGATGCTTGAGATCCTTCTCCTCGAATGGCGCTGCCAGCGCTGCTGCGATTTGCTTGCTCACTTGTTCCTCCTTCGCTTTAGTTCCATTTCCCAGCGCGCCTTCGGCGCACTTGACTGGGCTTTGTTCCGAACCCTTGAGCCGCTATCCCAATCCTGACCTTCAGTGGGGAGGTTTGCCAAGAACCAGTTAGCGGCTTTGTAGATCGTTCCGTGATGAACCTCCGTGTCCTGGTACGAGATCAGCCTGATGACCTCTGGGAACCTTGTCTGAATGTCCTCTTGCATCCTTGCAAGCATCCAAGTCGCCGTGTTCTTAGGACACTCAGGCGAGAGCGCCAACCGTCGCAGTTCAAGGAGGCTCTGACCGTCCTTGAGCCTATTGGCTGCCACTGGAGACGACCAGATCGCCACCCCATATGCGACTCCGTGAGCCTCAAGCACATAGCAGGCGTAGTAGCGATTCCGAACCACATTGCTCCAGTCAATGACCGGGAACCTTGAGTGCCAGATCGCGTTCAACTTGCAGGCGTCTGGCGCTCCGATTGAACGAACTGAGAACTCTCGTGGAGAGGCTGGCGTTGGACGCTCCTCCTCAGCGAACAGTCCGAGTTCGCTCACTTGTCCACCTCCTCTGTCTTGAACCTGAAGACCCGTGCCCCAGGCTTTTCTACGGTGTGCGTCTTGAGCGCCAACTCGTAGGTTTCTGGCGCGACCGCCTTCGCGACCTCTGCCACCGCCTCCCAATCCGTCTTGACGGTCGGCTTGTTCTGCTTCCAAGTCGCCTGCCAGCCCTCGCCGTAGACGCCTGCCTTCTCGCCAATCGCCTCCTTGAGTGAGATCGCGAGATTCTGCAACTCCTGATCCAGCAGCTTGGACTCGTACTGCTTCTCGGCGTAGAGCGCAGCCACGCGCTCGATGCCATCGTTCGCCTGCGCGAACTCATCGGTGCCCGACCACGGGATGACCGCAGCCAGCGCGTCCGAGTCCTCGCCTTGCAGCGCCGGTGGCGTGCCGTTCATCACGCAATCCCTGAATGCGATTGCCTTTTGGTAGAGCCGCGTCTGGAACTCAAAGTCCTCAACCACGCGCTCAATGCGGAAGACGAGGCCGCCCAAGAGGGCTGCCACATCCACCCACGGTGCGCCCGTCACGAACATCTGCCACTGCACTTGGGCTTCTACCTCGGGCGGTACGGGATACAGGCTCCAGCGCGGCGAGGTGCTCGTCTTGATCTCAACCAGCCCCTCCTCGCCGACGATGGTGCGATCCAGCGATGCCATCACCCACGGGATGTCCTTGATCCTCACGATGCCGTTGCTTCGTCGCAGCTCACGACCTGTCTCCATCTCGTAGAACTCCGCGACCGTGCTCTCGAGCAGGATGCCGCGCACGGCGGCTGGCCCGACTGGATCAGGCGTATAGGCTCCGCGTTTCTCTGCCCACAGTTGATAGGGAGTTTTGTACGGCGAGAGACCGGCGATGACCGCCGCCTCCGTCGCCGTGATGCCGTCGTGCCTAAGCGCGAACCACTCAGGGCTGCGCTGCTCTGCCTTCACGAACTCAAACCTCTTGCTCACTTTGCCTCCTTCTTCTGCCGATCTTTCTTTGCCCAGCCCTCGCCGATGAACACCGATGCAGCGGGCGTGTAGACCATCCGCATCCAGCGCCCACACTTGGCGCACCTCGGGTTGTAGATCTCCTTGATTGAATGCGTGTGCTCCTCACGCGCCCCGCAATCGCCGCAGCGGTATTCGTACACCGGCATCAGCCAGCCACCACGAACATCATCACCACCAGAATCGCGCCGAGAATGCCAATGGCGATGTCAAGCTGCTGATCGCTGCGTCGCTGCTCATCGAGCAGTGTCGTGCGGATAGGCACTCGCCTGTAAACCAGCGGCTGGGTTCTGCGATTGAGTTTCACTTTGCCTCCTTCTTCGCCTTTCGGCGCTTCGCGGGCTTGGGCTTGTACGGCCCTTCCCATTCGTCTGCAATCTTTGCGACGAGTGCCTTCTTCACCTTCGCGTTCACTTCGTCATCCTGTCCGATGACGACGAACAGATCGTCAAGATTGAGTTTCTCGTTCATCGCATTGACCCCACTGCCAAGAGCAGAATCATTGACGCGATGAACGCTGCGAGTGCGAGTGCGTCCAAGATCATCGTCCTCATCAGCGCACCGTCCATTCAAGTGATTCCATTGCTTGCATCACGCTGCACCCGTGGCAGACATACTTCTTGCGCTTCAACGATCCGTTTGGCAGATCGCGTCGGCTTCTGCGACTGAGTGCTGGCGGGTAGATTGAGTCTGAGAGTCTGACGCCACAATCAGCGCAGAACACTTGGCTCTTTGTTGCCTTCTTCATTTTCTTTACCCCCTAGAACTTCGGGAGGGCTGTCTTCCCTCCTCGTGGGGTAATCGTACGCCCGTACCAATCCCCCTGTCAACACCCTATTTCACGCACGAAATAGGGTGTGGCGGGCTGGAGGAGGTCAGGCAGCGGGAGGCTCGCGCCCAGCCACCTCCAGCCCTAGACCCCTGCCCGAAGGCAGAGGCGTAGTCATTCGGGAGGGATCTGATCGTGGAGCACGAGGTCAACCAAGACTTCAAGGCAGCCAGAACAGATGCGGTGTTCGTTGACGATCTGATCGCCGGTGCGAAGGTCAATGCCGAGGATCAGCGCGCCGAAGGCGTAGACCCTTTCAGATGGCTCCTCGCAGACATCGCAGGTCTGCGGATCACGGCGCTTTGCGACCGTGACCATCAAGCCGCACGAGATACTCAGCCGTCGGGCCATCCTTGCCAAAGAAGATCGCCCACTGAGCTGGCGTGCCAGATGCAGCCAGCCACTCCTGTGCATAGCGATTGGACGACTCGATGCTGGCGTTGCCCCAGACCGTGTGCGCTCCGTCGCTCAAGACGAGTCGCGCTGGCGTGTGCCAGTGCCCGTAGAACAGAAAATCCATTGGCTGGACACTGAGATTCCAACCCTGCGCGCGCTTGGCGATGGCATAGTACGGCAGCCCAAAGGCACCGCCACGGAACTGATCGCCGTGGACGAGCATCGCCGTCTTGCCGCCTGGCAGGTCCAGCGTGTCGTACCAGTGCCGACCGCCCATCGTGAGCGATTCCTTCCAGTCAATGCGCTTCTCTGCCTTCACGAGATCCTTCGCCACGCGGTACAGGATCGCGTCAGCGTTGCTCTCGTTGCTGTGATCGCCGAAGCGTCCGAGCCTGCCGTGGTTACCGATGGCACCGCGAACGGTGACCTTCGGTGCGAGCGCAGCCATCGCCCGCACGAACTGCGCGAGCATCGCAGCGCCCTCAAAGATCTGCACATACAGGCCGCCCTGCTCAACCTCGTAGGCTTGGCTTGGGAAGATGTTCCCGTCGGACTCCACGAAGTCCCCGAGCAGCGCGCATTGAATCTCGTTGACCGGCACGCCGTGCAACTCAATGAGCCGCGCGACTTTCTGGGCGAGCAGGTCAATGCGCTGCTTCGCCACCTCGATGTTGTAGGTCTCTGAGTTCTTGCCGAGCTGCCAGTCGCCAAGCAGCACCGTCAGTGTCTCAGGCGTGCCCTTCTTGCCAGACGGCTTCGGGGTCGGAACCGAAGGGATCTTCATCCCCAGTGCGGCATCCTTCGCGGCGCGGTAGACCGCATCCACGAGTTCAGCCTGATCGTTGTCACGCTTGGAGAGCGCACGGAGCGCACGATTGTGCGCCGCTCGCAACTCCTCGTATGCCTGCGTTTCCGCGAGGGCTTTCTCTAGGTCGCTCATCGTGGGCACTTACAGTGACCGCGCATATGGCGAGCCAGCGTCTCCTGCGCGATCTCTACCTTGTAGGCGTTCCTGATCGCTTCGGAGAGGATGCGCCGGTTGCGTGTCGGATCTGCAAGTGCTGCCACCAGCGCCTTTCGCTCTTCTTGATCCACACGGGCGAGAAGTGCAGAGACCCCGCACTGCGGCCCCTTCTTCGTTGCTGAGACTGCTTCAAGCGCAGCCGCGAGTTTAGACACGGTGATTG